ATGCAACATCATCGTTCACTGCCAATGTTCTGAGCACCATGTGACTTGGTGGAACAAACACATTGTTGCCTTCTAAGTCAGTTGAAGTACCCCATGGATAGTAAACTGCTGTAAATGAATCACTTGTTGTTAGTCCATCTTCATCATTTGATGCACTGCCAGAGGCATTAGTTGCAAAGTTACTGATTGCAGTTGATGAGTTTTCTAATCTTGCAGGAGTATCGCCAACAACAAATGCTGTGTTGCCTCTGTCTCCTGATAGAGTTACTAATTCATCTATCAATTCAATATAACCTGGTGCCGCTAAAACGTTGAATTCACGTTGCTCTTCACGTAGTTGTGTGTTAGAACTTACTGCCGCCTGCATTTGTTTCACAACAATTTGTCTTTGTGCTTTTCTTCCCATGAAAGGAGCACCGTTGGACTTGTTGCCACTTGCAGTTACCCAAGCATCTTTCTCTGCAGGAAGTGTTGGATAAGTCGAAGTGTTAGCAAAGTTTGTTCTTGTGAAGTAATCTTTTCTAAATTGTTTCACAACATAACCAGATCTTCTTGTGTTGAACAACAAAATACCTTTTGGATACAGTGTTGAGTCTGGTGCATCAAGATCTGTATTGTTGCTTGTCAACAATGATTTGATTGTTGCAGGTGCTTTTGTAATAACATTGCTGTCAGAATCTAGATGGAACCTTGCATCAGCAAATAGTATGCCATCTTCTGAAACTTGATCAGTGTTGTCAATTAACACCCATTTTTCACCATCAACTTTGGAATCATCATATCTGTAAAGTTTTGGGTAATTTTCTAAGTCTGAAGTGTTTACCCAAATATCACCACTTACAAGTGCGGAACCATCAGAGTGACCATCAGCCGCTTCTGGCTCTGTTGCAGAAACAATTGGACCATTTGGTGATGTGTTTGATAGGTTAAAGCCTCTTGCATCTGAAGTTACATTCTGATATCCTTTAAATCCTGTACCATCATGTATCATGATGTCTACTTCATCAACTGAAGTGTGATACCAATAAGTTAAATCACTTGGATCTGCTGTTGGCTCTGTAGTAGATGCTTCATATACTAAAGTTCCCCAGTTGGATGCCATAACTTCATCTGATCCAAATGACCCACTTGGTATAGTGTAAAGGTTTGCAACCTTGGTGCCATCTGTTGATATAGCTGAACCATATGTTGAAGCATTTGAACTGCCAAAGCCAGCATCTGCAACAGGAGTTCCTGTGGTGTCATTCATTCTAAAGTCACCACCATCACTGTGTGTCATTGTGATTACATCTGCTGTTCTGTCATAACTTGCAGAAACATATTTCAAACCAGCCGCCGCCACTGCCGCAACAAAGTCATCTGCTGTTGTGCCGCCTAGTGTAACAGTCACAGTGTTATCAAATGTTCCATAAGTTGTTGAGTTTTCATGATCACCTGTTCTGATAGTTTCTCTGATTGTAAAAGCATCTGATGATGTAAAAGGACTTGATCCTAATGCACTCAATCCTGTGATTGTAGTTGCACCACTTGCCTGTCTTTTGAATACTGTGTATGAGCCAAGTGCCGCGTTGGCATCAAACACGGTTGAATCAGTTGCTGTTGTGCTGTCACCACCAAAAAGTATTGTGTCTCTTTCTGTGACATTGACTTGTACATAAAGATTTTCAGTTGTTAGGTTCTGTCCTGCTCCTGATTTGTCTTCATTGTAAAGTGCTTGTGCATGTGTGGTGTACATTGGAGCAGAAATTGTTGAAAATGTTCCTGATGTAGAATTGTATTTTTTAACAATCACATTTGCACCATTGTTAGAAGCAGTTGTTTGTAACCAAATACTTCCTGTTGGAGCACTGTGATCGTCTGCTGTTTTGAATCCAGGATCAGTGGTGTGTCCACCAATGTGTACTCTTGGCACATCATAAGTGCCAGCAGTGATACCTAGATCAGTTAAAGCAGTGCCTGAAGAACTTGCAATTTTGATTTGTCCACTTGCAGTTGAATCATTGCCTGTTGCAAGGTCTGTGCCGTACAACACAATTTTGTTGTTGATCTTAGCCGCTGTGACACCTGCTATTGATGAAGATGCATCACCACCTGTGTTGATATCTTGAACAACATCATCAATGGATGTACCTGTCATTGGAATATCAAAACCGTTGATGTTTATAACATGCCCGGCAGTTACTGTGCCACCTGCAGTTGTGCCTTCAACAGTTGGCCATGAAGTTTTCCATGATGCATATTGGTCGGCGCTGTTGCCTGAACCAACTTGTACCCAAGCATTGTTGTCATTTTTGTAGTACAATTTGTTGTTGGTTGCTGTGGTGTTGATTGCGTAATCGCCTTTTGAACCATAAGCAGTTTTTGGTATGCCTGTTGAAATTTCACCAACCAAGTTGAACACATCTGTGATTACTTTTGGTGTTTTTACTGTGAAAGTTTGTGTAGATGAATTCCACTCTTTAATTCCCCATACTGTGTCTGCAAGATCTAACCAGTAAGTGCCATTTGTTGGTCTACCTGTAACTGGTGAAGCCGATCCTGTTAGTTCGTCTAGATTAACATCTGCTCTTGTTACGAATGCCTTGTTTGCTACACCTAATAGTGAGTAAGCGGCAAGAAGACCATATTCGTTAAGCTCGTATGCATCACGAGCCGAACCGCTTGAGTCGGTGTAAAATTTTGGATCGCCAAAAGTTTCAGTTAATTCTCTTTGACTTGTAATTGTGTAAACTGTTCCTGCGTTTGCTGGCAGTGTACCTGCCGCAGTGCCTGATCCGGTACCTGATGTTTTGTTTTTTGCTGTTGCTACAATAATAGACGGCACCATGCCCTGATCGGCTGGGACGTAAAACGATTCGTCTGTAACTGTAACTTCAACACCTGCTGATGTTAATGCCATGTGTTTGGTCTCCTATATGGTTTTTTATATTTAGCAGATACTGATTATAATATACACTATAGAGGTTGATAAAAAAGGTGACAAAAAGGGCACCATAAATACTGTATGAAACGTCCTTTATGCAGTTGTGGAAACCCTGTTGCTATAAACTATATCAAAAATAAAAAAACTTACTACAGGAAAAAGTGCGACAGTTGTTTGCGTGGAGTCACCAAAAGACAACCACGTTGGCAAACAGCAGGCTATCAAAAGAAACACATCTGTGATCGTTGTGGACATACTTCAAATTATGATATGCAATTTAATGTGTATCATGTGGATGGTGATCGGAATAATTGTGCGTTTACTAATCTAAAAACTGTGTGTGCTAACTGTCAAAGAGTGTTACATTTAGAAGGTATGCGTTGGCGACAAGGTGATCTTACTCCAGATTAAGTGCCCCAATATGCAAACTCTTCTTCTTTAGGCTTAACCATTTTATCAACTTGCTTGTATAATTCACTGACTGTGCTGTCATTTTTCACATGCCAATCAAAGCTGATCTTTGCCCATTTCCACTCAGATGGATGTACATGTTTGGGTGTGATGTCTTCTTCCACATAATCTGTGAACCAATCAGGATCACCACCACGTGACACACGCCACATTTGCCCACCTAATTCTTTGATTATCTTGTCTTCATGTGGAAATCTTACATCTGGAATCACATAATTGATGTGTGGATTCTGTAAGATTGTTTTTTTAAGCAGTATGGTCCATGTGTGTACATGAAAGCCATCACGCACTTCTGTGCCAAACTTCTGTAACACATATCTTGGTGTAATTTCTTCCCCAAGTTCTTTGGTCCAAAAAGCATCAGGTGTTTCACGCCATTTTCTGCTTTCATCAGTGTCACCTTCTAGTAGATGTCTTGGCCATTCGAATATAGCCGCTACACCATCTTTGAGTTTGTCAGCAAATTTGATACGTTTGAAGTTGTGTTGATCAATTAAATGATTTGCTACTGTGTCTTTGCCTGATCCTATCAATCCTGCGATGCCTATGATTACTTGCATCCGCCTCCAATAGCACCACTGCATTCCAGTCCATGATAAAAAAATACCCTTGGAATATCATGATAGTGTGCCAAATACACCACAACAACCGATAATACAATGGCAATCATAATACCCATGATGTGATTAAGCATTCGTATAATCTCCGTCATCTTCTTGTTCTACAATTATTACAGGCTCTTTTGGATCAATCATGTTCACCACCTGGATCGTTTTCAGGCAGTTTGACTTTGTATGGTTTGCCATGTTTATCACGATATATCACATATTCACGTTGTCTATCTGCTGAATGATAACCGCTTGAAAAGTTGTAGGTTCGTTCTGTAATCTTGAAAGTGGCAACGGTGACCACTATGGCTAAAATAATAATCAAATGTGAAACAAACGTTACGCCCAGCAGTAGCCAACTGCCAAAATATAGACTAAATGCCACACACCACATCCATGCTAAAAGTTGTAATACCAAATGTCTAACCTGAAGATCTGGTATTTTTCTCAGCGGATTCCACTGTGCATCCATCACGCCATTCCAACTGTCTAAAATAAATTGTCTCATGCAGTTAATATAGTATGTTTGTGGTGATCTGTCAACTATCCAATCACAAATGACATTGGTGTTTGTCCAACTTCGTAATTGCTGATAGATTGTTCAAGTTTTTCCAGTTCTTGAGTGCCTTCTGCTTTGAGTTGATCACCATTTAGTGATGTACCACCCTGTGGTCCTGCGATTGTGGCAAATTTGGATCTGGCTTCACCCAGCATGATTTTGCATGATGCTAGAGTGTAATCACGCAACCATGGTTTTGCATATCTGTCTTGCAGTAAAATACCATCTGGTTTATTATTGTACAGCCATAGCAAAACAGTTTCTTTTGCTCGTTGTCTTCTTACAATTTCTAATTTTCTTGTGACAGTGTCATAATAAAAATTGATGTATCCACCAAACATTCTTCCCACTAATTCTTGATAGCCTGAAAATAATTCATATGTTGCTAGACCACCAATCCTGCCAGATTGTAGCAGATAAACATTGGTGTATGCTAATTCAAAAGGATCAAAGAATGTGCCACCTTCTGTTGCATTTGCACCACCTACTGTGCGTCTAAATATTTGC